GGGGCGTTGGTATCGGCAATAACGCCAGTCCAAGAAGGACCGCCATCACGCATAGAAGGATAACGACCCACACGCATAGTACAGGCATCAATAATACTCTTAGGTATTTCACGCGCCTCATTAATCCAGATACCAGTAAGCTCCAGAGATAGGAGTTTCTTGACATCTTCGGGGCGATCCAATGCAAGGAAGATAACCTCAAGTTCAATGTCACCTTTTTTTATGTTGTGTGTATATGGGACTGACCAAGTAAACTTTCCCCAATCAGCTTCAGGAAACCAGTCTAACCAAGTCTTGATTGTCGTTGTTCTAAGCTGTGGGTTGGTGTTCCGTATGATCGCCCAGCGGCTTTTCCGAGTACCATCAGGCGCTTTCTTCTGTTCCAGAGCGCGGCGGAATACTTCTACACAGCAAGCAACAGATTTTCCAGAACCTACGGGACCGCGTATGCCACGAAAGAAAGTGTTGTCTTTCATAAAGCCCTTGAGGACTTCACCATCAGGCTTATATTTAAAGTTAATCATTTGACTTCAATAGGCTTTTTTTACTTGCTCCGCCAGCCTTGCTTCTTTTCTTTGCGGATTTAACTGCTTCATCTATAGAATCAAATCTAGGAAACTTTTTACCAGTCCTCTGTTCATAAGATGCAGCTTCATTCCATGCCTTATCCCCTGAAAGAAAACTTGGTTTTCCGGTTTCAGAGTCAAACCATATTTGAGGAATATTCCAAGCCTTGCCTTCTGGAGATGTTTCACTAGCTAAATATTCCGTAGCGCCACTCCCATTTGGAAGTTTAATAGGCTTGTGTTTTTTAGAATCAAATGGAATTAAATCTCCCATTATCTTAATCCTTTATCTACGCCAAACTTAATCATACGCTGCACGACCTCTGGACCTATGCTTTCAATTAGCTTGTCGCACTCTTGGTCTGTGACAAACGACTTGCCGTGTTTGGCCTCAACGTAAGCAAACTCAGTCTTACGAACAATACCACGGAGCATCTGTAACTCCATTGGTTTTAATGTACTGATAAAGCTCACTTCTTTTTAGCCTTTGCTTTCTTAGCTGCAATTATTGCGGCCTTCATTCCAGCTTTAGTGTACGGGTACTTCTTTCCAGCTACATTAGGCATTGCGATACTTCCTCACTTTGTTGGCAATTGCTTTCGGTTGAGCCACATACTGCTTACCTTGAGCCTTGCCCTTGCGTTTAGCAGCGGTTGTCGCTGCATACTCCGAGCTACTTAGTGCTTTGATGGCTTTGGTTGGCAGATATCGCTCTCCAGTTTCGCTAGACTTCTTTCCAGACTTAGTGCGCCACTTCTGCTTGCCCCAATTCATCAGAGACTTTTGTGGAGCTTTCATCGGTATCCACCGCCTGCCGCCTTATAGCGTTTAGCTAGTAGCTGCGCTTTACGAGCAGACCACTTGCCTGCCGCTGTTCCCTGAACATTTGCTGCCTTTATGCGGTTGAACAATGTCTTCCGCATCTTAGGCTTTGTGTAGTTACCTGCTTCATTTACTGCCATTGCTCATATCTACCTTCCGGCTCCGCCTTTTGGCTTTTTGCCTGTAGCGGTTGTCATATAGGTTTCAGCCCTCTTCGATGGGTCACTTGAGCGAAAAAGACTTTTATTTTCAGTACCTAACTTCTTGTCTAAAGCCGCTCCCATTGCTGCGGATGCTTTAGCAAGTGTTATTGTACCGTTTGCAAGCTGACCCATAATCTTGCGGATTGGCTTTGGAATTGATGACTCAGACATTTTTACTAACCTTCTTCTTTGCTGCTGGCTTCTTCTTCACTGGTTTTACTTCTGCATCTGCAATGAAAAGCAGACGTTTAGTACCCGGCTTTCGCGTTGCGCCTGTATATGTGGTTCCAGCAAGGGTGTGAGTGGGACCATCGTAAGGTGTATTGTCGTTTGCGTATACCCAAGCCATGCTTCATCCTATCCGTAAGGGTTTAATAAACTGCGCCGAATGCTGCCAGCGCGCTGTTCCGGTGTCTCGACATCCCTCATCTCAGGAGCTTTTCGATCAACCTTCTTCTGAGAAAGAGACGGGAGCGCCCCGTAGTCTACCTTCTGCTCTTCATACATCTTTGATACGCTTTTGCCGCCGCCGCCACCAAAACACATAGTCTATCCTCTCGGGTCAAATCTGCGGCCAAGATAGCTAACCGCTTTGTAAGTTGGGCTGGTATCCAGAACACGCTGAAGCAAGCTAGGGTTTATGCGCTTGCCTGTAGAAGCTGTGTAAGCATTACCAGTTCGAGCTTTAGGTCGAGTAACTAAGCTATCGCCAGACTTCTTCTTGGCGCTTGCCATCATTTCTTCGTGAGCAGTATTGTTGCCGCCAGTATTGACACTCATGCTCCTGCCATCGCTCTTGCTGCTACCGCCACCGAAACACATTACTTGTTCCCCTCTTTAATCATATCAGCTTCCATTTTCTCAACGCGCTTTAGCAATGAATAGTGCTTGCTGGAGTAAACGTCATTCTTCTCAGGTATGCGCTTCAGGTTAAACGCCTTAATAATAGCGCGCTTAATAACCTTAAGAGGCTTATTGTTCTTTGCTTTATCCATGTCATCGAGCTGCTTGCTTAACCGCTCATACACAGCTTGCTTGGTAATCGGTTTCTTTAGTGTGTTGTTACCCACGGGCTTTATTCCTTTTGGTAATTGCTGCTGCCTTTTTCCGTGCGTCAGCTTTGGAAGACGCGCCCCATGCTTTTAAGCTAAGAAGAAGACGGGTGGGTTCACCCTTGGCGTTCCGCTCAGGGCCGCTATTGCCAGCCATCCTTGCAAGAAAAGAAGCGCGGCGAGGATTGTCTCCGCTCTTCACAGGAGCCTTGAGATTGGAACCCTCCTTGCGCTTGAAGTAAGCGCGACCAGCAGCATTCAAGCCACCGCTAGGATTCTGATGCTTCTTCGCTACCATAACCTGTACTCTGTAATGCAGCCTTGACCTTCGTCATGTCCTGTCGAGGAGAAGGTGTCGGCTCTGGTTTCTTTTTAAATCTGCTCATGACCGGACCTTAGCTAAAGAAAAAATAATTATCAACCGCACAGAATCTACTAGCTTCCAGCAGCAGGGAGTATCTTGGCGAGCCTTGGGAGGGAAAAATGAGAGCGGGGGACCATGTCACACTAGCTAAGCCCTAGTTTTTCCCCACCCCCCTGTATCTAGCCAGTCCTACGCCCTGCAAAACTCAGAGAAAGCATTACCCTAGCAGGGAGTATCCCTACTCGCCTAGCCAAGATCAATACTAACTCGTATGTCACCAGCTACCTGTACCTGCGATCTATCTATGGGCTTATAGCCTGCTCGGTCTAGTAAATCCTTGCTAGCTTCTAGCTGAACGTACTCTGATTTAGCTCCCATAGCTAGTCGTCTCACCGTTCCAGCAGCCAAGGTAGCACTCAGCCCGAACTCCTCATTCATCCTCTGCATTAGATACTGCTGCACATGTGGTAGCTTCATAGTCTTGGTAGCTGTTACTCTTCCGGATTCACCAGCACTGTATCCAGCGGCCTCTGCTGCCTTAGCTCTAGTACACCCTCTTGCTACAATGGTGTCAACTAATGCTGTCTGTTTCTTAGTCAGCTGTCTTGTATTCGGAACCTTATTCATCTGTCCATACCATCACTTAATCCCATTGCTTGCCCCCCTCTCCCTCTCTCCCCCCAAACAAGCACTATTCTGAACTGCCTTGTCAATATGTGACGTAGCGTCACTTGCGTAAATAGGTATCATACTACCCCTTTTAGCTATTGACGCGCTAAACGTACTACACCCCACATCCAGTAAGTATCGCCCATTTAGATAGGCATTGCCGCCGTTCTCCTTGTCAATTCAGCCAACCTCTTGTCTTGCCCTGCGTGACAGGCTCCACAAAACATTCGCAACTACTTTCCATTCTTAGCATTGGCCATTGTGTGTGTGGCTAGCGTTTTGCTTAGTCCAGCCTGCGTCTGGTGAGGAAAGCAGTTGCGAACGTCAAGCCCCAGCAAGCTGGGATTTGTGGGCATGTCTCTGGGTCTGCATCAAGAGGGTTGGCCTCTTGACTAACAGGAGAACTAGGAAATGACTAACGTATCTAAATTGGCTCAACTTAAACTAGATGTTATTAACTATCACGCTACAGACAAGCCGTCAGCTGACGGTCCAGTAGTCAACGACCGATTCCTTATCGGACTAGGACGCGATGCCTGCTACACATCTCACAACAGCCTCACCTTCAAGAAGAAACAGATCGCTGATTCACTTGCTGAATACGACTTGGCTGTCGAAGAGAAGAATATATACTCAATGGAACGCACAGAGCGCTGGATCAATACACTGTATCCAGAACTCGAAGAGCTTGAAGCTCGTCATAATGCAGACCTTGAGGTTTACTTGCAACTCACAGGCGGTGAGGTCTGGACACCTAACAAGCGCCCAGCTCCCAGCAAAGCTGCCAAGCCTGCTAACTTCAACAAGCTCAGAGAACGGGTGGCGTAAGTCACCCCCGAGGGGAGCTTCGGCTCCTCTCAAC